TCTGACAAGTCTTTGATAAAGTCTATATGCGATTTACAGGCTTTAATTTGTCCATCATAAGATTCATCACTACCAATACTCATTGTACCTTGTCCTCCTAGACGAAATGATCCACCTAGGAATACAATAAGGCAATCCATTATTTTTATAATAAAATGAAGTGTTTATATAATGATTATTAGTTAACGATTACGTCTTGTTTTTGAGGAGTTTGAACCGCCAGATTGTCTCTTTTTACGCAAAAGTGTCCCTGTTCCAATAATAACTAAAAGTGTTTGACCAAATTCAGAAGTTTCTATATCAAATCCAACAATCATATAATTATTTCCTTTTTCTTTTACCAACTTTTCTGCTTCTTTTATTAATCCTTCACGTAAGTCCAAAATTGTTTTTTCCAATAATTTGGATTTACCACCAAATAATTCTCCAACTCCCACACCAATACCACGGACTAAACTGACTGATTCATTGTGTGCAACTGTAACAATATCAACTGGCTCCCATTCATTAGTATCATAATGTCCAGTTGTATATACACCGGGCATATCTAATTTGGATGTTTTTTTAAATGTGCCGATTAGAATGACCTCAACGAGGCTCAAACAAGATAACTTCCACCAGCAAGATGATATGCGTATCACTTCTTATGCAGTCCGCTATTATCTAGAGAAGCCTGAGCACAATTGCCCATCTTCATTCCCGGCAGAGCCTACAATCCGTCTACAATACTCTGGTGCATCGTGGCCTCAAGGGAAGTGGAAGACAGATGTGGAATCTGATCTGAAAAATTTAAACCGTCTTGGTACGCGTGTTAAAAATAATGCAATTCAATATGACCCTGAAAATAATAAATTCACTAATGCGCCTCTAGAAAATGCTGCCGATCTGTCTATGGGTCTTACATACCAACGCCTCTATAACCCTCCCTGCACTCTGAGGGCAACCGGCTGGAACCGTTTTATAGATCTTCCTCACGATCCCCAAGAAAACTTTGAGACACCCTTTGACTTTTTCTTACCTTCACGTACTCAGTCAAAAGATGCGTGGACAAAGCAGCAGTGTTATAAAGACATTGCTAAACAAGTACACCAGCCTTAAAGATTATTATTTTAATAATGCGCTACTAATTGTCAGGGTGTAAAAACACACTAACAGATAGTATGGAAATAGCTGCCCTCTCAGGATTATTAGCCCTTGGCTATGCTGTTTCTCAGATGGCTACGCCTAGTAAACCACCACAACAAGGAGGCACAAAAAGAAATGAAGGATTCCGTACACTTGGTCTTGGTATCTTACCACAAGATCAACCTCCTTCCGACCCTGCTATACCTGTACCAAGTGAATATTATACAATTGGTATAGAACAATATTTAAGTAAAGAAGAAGCTTTAAAAATAAAAGATCTCAATAATCGTCTTAATAATCTTGCCGCAACAGGATCTGCTGAAGGTCAACAATCTATGAAAGCCCAGATTCATACAATTCTAGAACGAGCTGCAACTAGACGATCTCAAGAAGGAGGGACAGATGCAAAAAGAGCTGCAACAAATGAAGCTCTTGCAGGGGTTGAACTAGGTCTAATGTACAAGACACCCGGCGGACATTTATATCCTGCTGAGCCAAATGGTGGGCCTAAATATGGTGGACCTATCACATATGCTACATCTATGCCTCCTAAAGGTGGATGGTCTGTTTCTACTAACAATGGTAAAGGGCCACTTCCTGAACCTATAGAGGCAGCAACTCCTATGATTGCAATGGAGAGCAGTGGTGTAGAAGCATCATCTGCCTGGATCAAAGGTGGCTCAGTCTATAGTAGTCTTACAGGGCAAACTATTGCTGCAGATGATTTTAAACACAGCAACATGCAACCATTTTTTGGCGGCAGTGTAAAACAAAATATGACTGCATCTGCCAATACAAGTCGCTTAGATACATTTACAGGTGCAGGTACTACCCAGGTGCAGAAACAGGAACAAAAACCTATGTTTAATCACAGTGTGCCTTTTGGTCAGCCATTTGGCAATGAACCCAATGCAGACTTTGTTCGGTCACGTATTGTGGATCCTATGCGCCGCAACAATGAGAGGCCCTTTGAGGCAACGCGTGTGGGTGCAGGTGTCGGTGAGAAGGGTGGAATAACAGGCAAGGGCGGATTCCAGCAGTTTGAGGTAAATGAGATCATGAAACGCGCAATGCCTACCACGGATAAGTTGCGTGTTCTAGATAAACCTAAGCTCTCTTACAATAACCAGGTCATTCCTGGTGTGCACTTTGTGACTGCCCCTGCTCTTGATTCTGGTGAAGTGCGCAAGTACAGGCCTGATACGTTTTTCCTTAATGAGACAGGTGAACGCAATGGTGTGGCAACATCTGAGGTCAGCAAGGAGACTGTGAGGCCTATGCAAGTAATGAAATATACAACACGTACTGACACATCTGAGGAACTCATCGGTACTCCTGCTTCTCAGGAAGCGTTCAAGTCCTATGTGGATGGTGAACACGCAACACCCCAGACGCAACAGTTTGGCGGTGCAGGTTACCGTAACAATGATGCTTCTTCTTATGGTGTTGGGCCTAGAGATGACTATGGCGCTACTTCCTATGAGATCAGGCCTAATGAGCGTCTAGCAACACAAGAACGTGTGGTGGGTCTGAATCTGGTACCTGCTGACTCTGGCCAGGTCCCTGTACACTACAATGACGATGCAAGGCCGACCAGACGTGGTGAGACTGTGGGCAATATTAGACAGACAGGCACCCCTGTTGGGTATGCTGCTGGTGCTCCTGCAATTACTACATGGGACCCTAGCGATGTGGCTCGCACAACGATCAAGGAGACTACGATTGACTGGGACTACCGTGGAATTTCAGGGCCTGGTGCTGGCCCTGAGCGCCTCAAGGTCTATGATCCCAACGACATTGCCAAGCCCACTCAGAAGTCTCAACTCTCCTCTGACTCCCGTATTGCTGGCCCTGCAATTTCAGTCAATAAGGACTTTACCAGCCACGAGTCTGCATTTAATATGCGCAAAAATGAGTCCAAGACAACTGTCGCGGTCTTGCGTAAGCCAATGGCAGGTAATGGAAATATTGCCGTGTTCCAAGGTGATATCCGACAGACTGCCAAGAGGTTGAGTATGGATGATGTAAATGACAGAGCAATGGCAGTAAATAGAGTGTCAGGTATGACTCCTGGCACGGCAGATTTAGGGCGTGTCAAATACAGACTACCTCTAAAATTAGATGTAAGTATGGAACGCAATATGCCGGCAATAGTGGAGCAGGTGGATAAAAATCCTTTGAACCAGTCACTGAGACGCAATGCTATTCACGATTCAATGCTTCTTGAGAAGTTACAGGGTAGTCGTTAAGTAAAACGGGCTGATCTCCTCTGAGGCTCATTGTCTGTTAAGACGCTGCAAATTGATAGCATAAGAGTTGATAAACTAAATCCTGGTGTCCATTCCTTATTTAAGATATCTAATCTCAAAAGTCCAGTTGCATTTGAAACACACATACAGTCAACTGGATCTAAGAACTTGACAATAGGTGGCTTAAATGGATAGTCAGGAGGGCAAAGAATCTCAATATTATAGTTTTTTCCCATATGTCTTATGTCTGGTAAGGAATGAATATTTGCTGACCAGATATAAAAGTTGTCTGGATTGTAAGACAGAGAATAATAAGGTGAGAAATATGTATCACGCTTTATTTCCTCAATTTCTTTGAGCATTCTTCGTCTAACAAGTGCCATCTTATAGTGTAATACATATGTAATGTGCGTATAAGTTCAATTTTTTATAAAAAATAAAAAGCACCTAAGCACCCCTTTCTTGATAAAACAGAATGCAACAAGCTAGAGGAAAAAGTTACTTAATTGTTGGTCCACCTGGATGTGGTAAATCCCGATGGATCAGACAAGCTGCTGCAGCAGCAGGACATACTTTATTCAGATGGAATTGCCGAGATGATCGTGCTCTAAGACAAGGGCGTGAAGTCTTGCATGGGCTTGTGCGTACAAGAGAACCTACGTGGGTTTGGTTAGAAGGTGCAGATGATATCACTCTAGATGCACAGGCATTTTTAAGACGAATCTTAGAAACTGCGTCTCAAAATGTCACGTGCGCTTTAGAAGTACGGAGGCTAGAATGTATGGCTGAGCCTATTCAATCACGATGTATCTTGAAGCGCCTATTGGCAACTACAGGTGATACAACTTGGCGTCAAATCATTATTTCTAGAACGTGGTCACAGGCATCAGATACAAAAGTTCCCGTAGTAGAAACACCTACAACTTTGAAAGAACTCAGAGACGTTAGGCTGAAAGGTGCGGATCCTTATGCAGTCCTCATTCAGATAGCAAAAGGCCATCCTTTAGAACGAGAAGCCTTGAAAAGATCAACAATTGGAGCAAGTCCGTGGATTTTGAGTGCCTGGCTTTTATCTCAAACAAGATAAAATGGCAAAGACACGAAAGAATAAAAATAGTAATACAAATATAACAAGAAAGTCTAAAGTCAATCTTCTTGGTACAGCTCTAAAATCTTGTTCACTTGAATCTGGACCAGGGTCTAAGACTACAGGTTATTTTCGTACAGGATTTTGCACAACTGGGCCTACCGATATTGGAACACACGTTGTATGTTCAAGAGTGACTAATGATTTTTTAGAGTATAGTAAGTCTCAAGGAAATGACTTAATTACTCCTTCACCTGAATCAGACTTCCCTGGTCTAAAAGAAGGAGATAGATGGTGTCTATGTGCGTATCGGTGGTTAGAGGCTTATAAGGCAGGAAAAGCCCCACCAGTTATTTTAAAATCAACAAATAAAGCTGTTCTCCGAATTGTACCCTTGAAATTGTTGAAACGCTATGCGGTCTAAGAATACGCGGTCTAATAACAATCTTTTTCTGCGTTTATGATTTAGCATAATGGAACTTCAGGATGGTACGTCAGCGGCCATTTACAGTGAGGCTAAATCTGAATACACAAAGCAGCTGGTATTCAACTTCCAGCCTGTTCTGCTTCGTTTTTTCCTAGATCGCTATGCTGAGACTAAGACTGCCCCTAATGTGACGTCAAAGGCTAAGTCTGCATTGAGTGAATTTCAAGAGTCTCTATCTCAGATACCTGAATGGAATCTGGATAAAGTCAGAAAAGAGACCACTCTACTTCTTGAGAATATACATTGCGACTATATTGAGGATCTGATTACAGCTGTTTTTATAGCACATACCAAAATTTTGTCTGCCATCAGACTTAATGTAAAACCCCGGCGGCGCATTCAGATTACTGTGCCCAAGCCTGACCATTTTATGCACAGATGTCTATCTGAGTGCAGCCGTCTAATGTGGTCTAATGTTTATCTATTCAATGATTCAGTCAGTACTTTGGATAGTCAGAAATACATGACCGATGTTAACCGATTCTTAGAAGAAGGTATCTTACAGGCCATCAGAAATCTGCTTCCGGTTAAGTCTATCTTGCGTGATAGCTTACAGGAGGATGAAGATGATGGGATTCAGATCACTAATACCACAGGTTTAACACCGACTGTAGTTGATGAAGTTAAAGAAGTTAAAGAAGTTAAACAGGAGAAGCCAATTGTAGTTGAGCCTGAACCTCAACCTGAGCCTGAACCTGAGCCTAAATCTGAACCTCAACATAAAAATGCATTAGTAGAAGAATCCAAATCTGAGCTTAAATCTGAACCCAAATCTGAAGCTATACCCACACCTATACTAACTGATACAAATACACTTGTAGTAGACACTGAAAAGTCAGTAGGATTTACAGGAATGGATTCTGTCTTTGGAGATTCTGGGCACGCTGAATTAAGGCCAATGATTGAAGAAGGTGATAATGATCTAAAAATTATAGGAGAATCTGAAGCTTTAGATCTTGGTGAAATTGAGGATTTAGAGATGGAGTCTCTTCAGACTCCTCTCCCTCTTTCAGCCGATGATTACGAGGCGTTGTAAATCTGAAGATTTAAACACCTATGAGGCGTTGTAATAAAATACAAACGCGTTAACCATACAGATTTTTTCTAAGGTGAACGCTCAGAATGCCTTACCTTGAACTCTTTGTCTGGGCCATTGTCGGTGGTCTAATCGTAGCCGTTTTAAGTACCATTGCGGTTTATTATAACAAAGAGGAGCCTAACATGAAGCATCTCAGCCGTGATTTTATTCTCGGTGCAGCAACAACAGGATTTCTCTATCCTCTCATTCCCGAATCGTTTGATGATATGAAGTCTGTGATATCTACGGCTGGATCTGATCTAGGTGAAAAAGTAGGTTCTGTTATTAGTGCAACAACTGCAGGAGCAAGTGCAGCAGGTACTGGGTTAGATCCTGGTGTACAGGTAGGACCTGCTAATTTTTAATATAAGATAAAATAAAGGGGAATGCCCAAGACTATAAAAATATTAGATGCAATTCCTGCTTTAGCAACTGCACCTATATTTTATTGTTCAACACACGGACAGTATAGATTTGATCGGTCAAATCCTCCATTTTCACGTGAAATGACTGTGCCACCAAATACAATTATTATTGAGACAACACCTATTCAATATCTTTGTTATTTTACTAATGTTCTAGAAATAATGATGCCCCTTTTAACTGATAGAAGACGTTTATTAAAATTTTTAGATGGTCAACCAAGTAAGAAAACTTTTGACAAAGAAAATCTTACGTCTAGTCAAAAATTTAAAATACTAGAAGCCCTTTCACAATGTATAATATATTTACCTGGATCAACTATTGTAGAAAGATTTTTGACAATAGGTTCTGGAAGAAGACAGGGGGCACAAGGGACTGTGGGTGAAAGAATACCTTTTAAAGAAATGAAATTTACAAAGTTTTTTGCTAATGAAGATGGACATACACCACAAGAACCAAAAGAAATATTAAAAGAAGTAAGAGCACAATTAATGGCAGATGATTCAGCGTTTGAAACATATAGTTCAATCTTAGCAAAATTAGATGGAGATCTTCATGGAGATCCAGGGCAACCTCGTATACTTATATTTCCAAATTGTGGAGAAGTATTAGCCCCTTTTAACCATGCAATAGATATAGGAAAAGTTGAAGAAATACAACACGCAGCAAGGTTAAAATGGATGAGTTTACAAACTAAGACTTTTAATGCACTTACCAGGAATTATACAAAAAAACTCCTTTTAAATTCCGCTGGTGGTGCTGGTGCTGGTGCTGGTGCTGGTGCGGGTGCGGGTGCTGGTGCTGGTGCTGCTAGTTATGGTCCTGCGGCTGTTTATGGTGGTGTACCTTTACAAGCTATTAGTTATCTTAGATATAAACCTGCAACTGCAAGTCCTGCAATAGCAACTGAGGAAGTCTTTGTTGGAGAAATTCCAAAACACACTTTAGGATTAAATGAAATTATGAAAGAACAAGCTGGAATGATATCAGGTAGCAATGATGAATTTTATGCCGCAGCTGGGCGGTGGCCTCAAAGTTCTCAAGAACCTAAAAAGAAGTATTCACGTAGGAAAAAAACAGTATTTATAGCACAAGTTATTGGTGGTGCTGCAGGTGGTCAAGTAAATTATAAATTTTTAGGAGAATTAACTAAAGCAGAAATTAATGCTAGACTTCAAAATAATGAAAAATTATTTGAATTTATAAACGGTGATCCTGTAGAGTTAACTTTATTGCAAGGTGGCGCAAGCCATAAATCTAGAAAGAAGAGAAAGGTTAGGACCGGTAAGAAAACAAAAAGATATAGTATATTTACAAAGTAAATGGATTGCTCGTGTTCTCCAGATGTCGGCGATTGTCCTCGCTGTCATCCTGAGATGTGGTTAAAATGTAAAAAAGGTATGTGTCATTGGAAGTCCAAAGCATTCCACATAAAGCACATTAGCAGAAAAGCGAATAGACTTTCTCGCCAACCGGTGCGACAAAAGTACCAGACTCGCCGCAAATAAAATCAGCAAAGACATCTTTATTTAGCTGTTCTCTTGGTATAGCATATTTGACCTTTTTAGCAATTATACTATATAACTCAAACCCTGGATACCGCTCAGAATTATCTCCATTCCACAAGACATTACGACCATCTTCATCAATAAGCCAAGACCAAAGTAAATTAAAAAGAGGAGACACTGTTTCATTTTGAGTCCGATCATATTCGTTACTCAAAATATAACCATCTTCTTTATCATCGGGGATATCTCTAAATAACACTTCAATAATACTCACTGAAAGCCTACACAAGTCAAAAGAAGGGTTTGGATATATTTTAGGATATGCAGGATCATAGAGAGGCCCAAAATTATATTGAGATCCCGCCTCATTTTCAGGCCAATAGTCATCACTAATGCACAGAGTATTATTATGAGTGTAAATTGCTCTACCAAAGTCTATAATACGAAATAGTTTTCCATATGTCGGCACTTTCCAAGTAGAACCATCCAAACTCGAATAATACAAAAATGGTTTATCCGTGGGTGTCCACAAGATATTATTACTATGAAGATCATTGTGTGTCATAGCCCATAGACTTTGAATCTGACACAGAGCCGCATTTATTTGAAAGAGCCAAGCAATCCATCTTTCCTCCCACTCCGGCGTGCCTTTAGTTGCACCGATTTCTTGATCATTATCTAAAAGAGAATCCATTGTATCTTTATTGGATTCTAAGAACATTAACATTGTTGGAAATTCAGACAAAGCCGCAAAGATTTTTACTTTTTCTCCAATTTCATCTGAATAATCTGAATTATCTGAGTTGTCAGAAGAATTTGAGAATTCACTGGCAGTTGAGATAGAAGCAGAATGCAAACTCCCAGAATCTCCATTAAGTTTTACTGAAGATTTGTAACCATAAAGTTCTGAAACTTTGCTAGAATCTGAACTGTCAGAATCTGACCCCGAATCAGAATCACTTAGATCTTCTGGTGCCTCCAACAAAGGATCAGTCTCATCCATTGGTTCATCACCATTAAATCCAATAAGTTTAAAATTGCCCTTAGTCTGTTGTCTCCAGAACCACGATTCAAATCTTATATCTGGAAAGTCTTCCGTAATATTGTAATAGTATTGTTTTGCAATAGCTAAATAAGCACCGTAGAATAAAGAAAAATGCGGTGAATGATCTGATTCCCTAAACTTGCTGAGCATATAACAAGCCACCGCATCAACATATGCTTGGTTATGCGGATCATGGAGTTTGCTGTACACTTTTGCAGACTTGCGACCAGGAGAAGGAAGAGCAGGGTGTTGAGCAACAGGATAGGATCCTTGAATCATACGATATGCATCAAGTAAATGAGTCATCTTGCAAAATCCAGAGATGTCGACCACCTGGTTAGTGGCAATACCATCTTTAAATTCACGGATCTTGCCTGAAAAAGAACCAGAACGATATGGAACAGCTCCAACAATTTCTTCCAGATGCCATTTGTGGTCAAAACGTAAGAAGTTACCTAGTTTCTTAGTCTTTGAAAATCTGAGCATACCGGGGTATGTTGTCTGAAGAGGTGTAAATTGCAATTCAAGTTTAGATCTTAGAGCTGCAGATGGAGGAATATCCCAGATTGCAGGAATAGGAAGAGTCTTCGTCTGAAGGGAAGGAAAGGGCGAAGACATTACTTTAGGGCAGAACAAGGAATAGAGATAAGCAACGCAGAAGCATAGGTATAAACTAGCTAAAGGCAAACTTACGCTATATACTTATGCGTTAATCATTACCACACGAAAACTCTATAACCTTTAGTTACTATGGCAGCCTCAGCCGCAATGAATTTACAGTTAAAAAAGTTCAACATGTCTCAAATTCCAGAAGATGCCGTTTGCATTTTTATTGGCCGCCGCCGTACTGGAAAATCAACTCTCGTCCGGGATGTTCTTTTTCACCATAAAAATATTCCTCTTGGCACTGTAATTAGTGGCACTGAAGAGTCTAATGACTTTTACAAGAAGATGGTACCACCGCTATTTATTCACGGCCAGTATACACCCGGTATAGTACAGACCTACGTCGCAAGACAGAAGTTAGTGATGACTAAGATAATGAAAGAACAGCAGGCGGGTGGGCAGTCTAGAATTGATCCCCGGTCATTCTTAATCTTAGATGACTGCCTCTATGATGATAGTTGGACACGTGACTTAAATATTCGCTATCTCTTTTTAAACGGCAGATGGGTAAAAGTGTTCTTTCTCATCACTATGCAGTACCCTCTTGGTGTGCCACCTGTGCTCCGTACCAATGTGGACTATGTATTCATCTTGCGTGAACCATATCTGAATAACAGAAAGCGTATTTACGAGAACTATGGATCTGCCTTTCCTTCTTTTGAGTTTTTCTGCCAGGTTATGGATCAGTGTACGACAAACTACGAGTGTCTAGTTGTCAGCAACAATACACAGAGTAATAAGATTGAAGATATCATTTATTGGTACAAGGCTGAACTTCACGGTGATTTCCGCATTGGTTTGCCTGAATTCTGGGGGCACAGTGCCCAACATTATAGAGATTCTGAAGAAGCTGAAGTAAACAAGTACGATCCAAATGCTGGAGTAAAGTTAAAAGGTCCGCAAATTCAAGTTAGAAAAGGCGGCCACTAAGTATGAATGTAATAGAGTTTCTAATAAATCATCGTCTCAAAGAAATCCGAAGAGGTAGTTTAATTGATTTAAATAAACTTGTAAAACAATATAAGTGGTCAATACACGATACAATTATATGCACTACTGATAATGATATTGAATTAATGGAATACTATATTTATGCAAAAGGATATACGATATTTAAAAAAAGTTGGATTTAATTAAAAATCAAATGTTTTTAGTCTTACCATCATTTAGATGCTAAGACTACCAACTTGGGCAATATTTTTATTTGTAGTAGGCACATGTGCAATTATACTTGGGCAGGCAGCTTTTTTTAGAGAAGGATTTGCTGCAGGTGAACCCGGCATTAGATGTGGAGTTGATATGCCAAGCTGCACTCCAGGAACAGTCTGTATGAATGGATTCTGTCAAAGACCTAAAAAACCTAGCTTACCTGATAATGAATTACCTATATTTCCTCAAGGATCATTAAATCCTTCAACGCTATAAACTATAAAAATATAGGGTCTGAACAGAAGAGATGTTAAAACTTGGTTCAGGACTAGGTCTCGTGTTGGCTGTTACATTTGTTGCGTTTATCTTAGTTAAGTTTTTGCAACCTGCCAACAAGTACGTCGGCAAGTGGAAAGGTGCATCTGCTAAACTGCCCTGTATGGCTAATGGTGTTTGCCCCAGTGGTCAAAAGTGCTCTGGTGGATTTTGCAGTGAAGGATTTATGGCACCTGTAAATGTTTCAACTGATATGTCATCTTGTAGTGCAAAGGAATGCAATGGAATTAATGCACCATGCGCTAGACGCGCATCTCCTTGTGAGGAGGGCACCTTTTGCCAAGGTAATCAGTGCGTTCCTATTGCTGCTCCCGACCAGGGCCAGGCATACAATCAGATCGGTGGGATCCTATAAACTTACATAAGCTGATTTGTAGGCGCAAATCCAAAAACATCTGTAGCTGCGCTAGTAGCTGCACTAGCTGCATTCTTCTTTCTCTGAAGTGCAAGATCTGCAGGACCTTCAAACATAGACCCCCAACCTTCAGAGGAACCTCCGGCTCCATTTGAAGATTGAGAACTATCTGCAAGATCAGGCGTAGGCCCGGCCTTCTTAGCACCCTTCAACAGTTCATTGCGTTGCTCAGACATGAATTTCTCACGAGACTCCTCATTGTCCTTGTAGTTTTTCATTAACATATTCAGTTGATCCTCCGCGTACTCCTGGTCCTGGACCTGGTGGGGCTTAGGATCCCAAGGCAACCACTTGCCCACTTCTCCAAGGAAGATATTGTGGATAGTATCATTGCGCTGGAGCTTCTTAGACATTGCAACAGCTTCAGCGTGAGTTCCAGTGACTCCCCGGACTTTGAGGCCACGCATAGATGTCCGGAACTCATTCTTAGCAAAGAACTCCTCCTCGAGCTTGGTCTGGTTCTTAAAGAGAAAGTCATCATATGCCTCCTTGATGGTGGTCTTCTTGATAGATGCATCATTTTCCTTGACAAACGTCTGATATGTCTCCAGAAGAGTACCAATATTTAGACGTGCCTTACGGCAAACTGCGGCTGCACCACTGAGATCAGGACCGAGGGCATCCAGCTTCTCAGATTCTGCCGTTAAACTGTTATTAACTCCCCGGACAAGGGAAACAAGGAAAGTCTCCAGATTTCGCATCTTATAATCAACCTCATACTGTTTAAGAAACTCCCCAAAAAAATACTGATCTTTGTTGGCAAGGATATTCTCAGGACTTAGGAAAGATAAAAGGACAAATTTTTGACTACGGATCTCAGGATCCTCCTCAAGAAAATCTTCCTTGGGGTGTGCCTGAGAAGAACTCATTATATGGTTAGTATACATTCAAAACTCTTAAAGTATCACGCGCCCATTAATAAAAAATCTAGATACCAGGTATAAGGAATGATGGATCTTTCTGAAGTTTTAGTCTCTGTACTAAAGTATCTGATTGAGGGCCTGGTGGTGGCTTTTGTGGCCCTTCTGGTGCTGAATCCCAAGAAGCCTAACTTTGGTGAGTTAATGACTATTGGTGTGGCCGCATTTGCCACCTTTGCTCTGCTTGACACGTTTTCTCCTTCTATTGCGGTGACGGCTCGTCAGGGTGCTGGCTTTGGTATGGGCGCCAACCTGGTTGGATTCCCGCGCATGTAAGCGCTTTTTGAGAAAAAGCGCGCAAAAACCAAGCAAAAAGTTGCAGCTTGAAACAATCAAATATACTCAATACGCCTTTTGCCTACTTTTAAAAAAAGTATACAAAAGATATATTATTTTTTACAAATATTATAACGTTTTTGCGCACTTTTTTAAAAATCTTAAATATTTTTGCGCACTTTTTTAAAAAGTGCAGTTATACCTCAGAATCAGACTTTGATCTGCTTCTCTTTTCTTTTAAAGGGTTTTCAGTGTATTCAAAAGACTTACTTCTGCCTTTTGCAACTGTTTCAGAAAATGATTTAAATGCTGACTTAGGTGGTTTAGATTTTGGAGGAGCTGGTACATCTGGATCATACCAGCAATTCAGTATAAGACGAACTAAACAAGGAATTATTATAAATATAACTATAAAGACATCAAAGATTATTCCTATTTCTAAGAATACGTAACCCATGTAAGAAGGGCATGTCCAATCAGTAAAGCAGTATACTCCTATAATTGGAAATACAGATGCAATAAGAAGCGTAAGAATTACAAATATACAACAAGCTGGATTTGACAGACACTTTATATCTTCTTTATATTCATAATTAAGACATTTTTGCATTATAGTTTATGAATTGGTAGTTAACTTTTAATAAAAATTAACTGTCAATTTTTAATAAATAATTTTTTTTATGGGGATCTTTTACGTCTAGTACGTTTTCCTCCTTTTATAGGTTTAGGAGGAGGGGTAGATTTAGGAGGAGGGCCTGCAGGTTTAGGAGGAGGGCCTGCAGGTTTAGGAGGAGGGCCTGCAGGTTTAGGAGGAGGGCCCGAAGGTTTAGGAGGAGGGCC